GTAGATATCTTCTACCTAGACGAGTTGGAGAGTCCTTCATGAACCCCCGACACCGACCAGCGGTTAAGCTGGCCGAGCCGGAGGCAACGAAGGTTCGGACCGGAACTACCGGTCGGAAGGGACCCGAAGGGTCGAGAGAGAGGAGGGCACTGGCTAAGACAAGACGCCAGGTCTCCAAGGCTAAGGACGCACAGAGGGTGTGGGACGCGTTCCGATTGTGCTTCTTTGCAGTCTTCCCAAAGGTGAGGTTGTACGGCACCGACGTTCCCTTCATCGGGAAACGCCGGTGCCCCAACCTCGCCTTTGCGTGCGAGCAGTTTCGGTCTTGGTTGATCACAACCATGGTAACCTCTGGAGTGGACCATGTTAACTCTACTCTTAAGGAGTGGAGCACATGGGCACGCTCTAAGGCTATCAAGGCTGATTACCCAGAACCAAAACTGCGCGTACCTGGATTGACTGCAAGTTGCATACTCGGGACGTTTTCTCACCCTGATCATGCCGCGCAATGGGCACGACTTGGTAGAGCACTTCCTCCCGCTTCTCATAAGAAGGTGAAGGCCACTTTGGAGCAGCATAAAGCTGACTTCCAACGTGACTTCTTCATCCCTCATGATAAGCTGGACGAGGTGTTCTACTTTTGCCGATCCATTGCGCGCCATGCTCAGAAGCCCTCTGCTGTGTCCGTAACCTTGAGAGACAAGGCATCTTCGGAGTGCTCGAGGCTGAAGGGGGGCCAGCTGCGAGCCCTGGCTAATCTCGCCAAGGACGAGTTGAGCGCACTTGCTGCAGACATGTGGGGGGATGAACTTGATGACAGTTTTCCCGGAATTGGCATTGAAGACTGGGACCTTACGGTCATGGTCGACACTGCCCTCCGAGAGGCTGCCCGCAAGGACACCCCCCCACCGGTCTGCAGGGTGCACGCTCTTCCCGAACTTGGAGGAAAGGTCAGGGTTGTCACAACTGGCCCCGCGCATCTCGTTCTTGCAGGCGATGCGCTTCGGAAGATGGTTTGGCCCGTGCTCCATGCCATTCCGGAAATGGATGTCCAGGCTGAGGAGGT